CTAAGACGCGGATCTGTATCGGCATGGACGGTTCGGAGAATAACGACCATACGGCTTTGCAGTGTGAAACCATTGACGGGTTTTCGTTTACTCCCAGGTATGGGCCGGATCGTCGGCCTACTGTTTGGGATCCTGCGGAGTGGGGCGGCTATATCCCCCGCGGCGAGGTTCATGCGGCGGTCGATGAACTCATGGAAACCTATGAAGTCGCCCGAATGTATTGCGACCCGCACGACTGGATGTCTGAGATTGGTGACTGGTCGTTGAAGTACGGCGAGGAACACGTTTTCGAGTGGCCGACGAACTCGATTAGCCGGATGTATCCCGAGATTCGCCGGTTTGAGATTGACCTCGCGCAGGGCCGCATCAAACACGATGGTTGCCCGATTGCGTCGGTTCATGCCGCTAACGCTAAGAAGATCGCTAAGCCGGGACAGAAGTACGTTCTTGGTAAGCCGACAGACCACCAGAAGATCGACGCCGTCATGGCAAAAATCCTTTCGCACACCGCCGCATCCGACGCCCACGAGGCCGGGTGGGGCGAAGTGACTGACAACCGCATTTTCTCGTTCCGTTAGGGGGCCATTGTGGCTTTAGGCCGTGCTGATTCTGACCTCGTAGCGGGACTGGCTAATGATCTTGTCCAGTTGTCCTCTGCTGATACCCGTTTGGACCGCTATTACGAGGGTTCGCAGCGTTTGGAGCATATTGGGCTGGCTGTGCCGCCTGAGTTGCGGAAGTTTGAGACGTTGGTGAACTGGAACCGAACGACCGTTGATTCGGTGTCTGACAGGTTGAAGATGCGCCGGTTCTTCCTCCCGGGCGAGGAGGCGGCTTCTGAGGCTCTGCGTGAGGGCTGGGATTACAACAACCTCGACTCCGAGAGCGTGTTGCATCACCAGGAGACGATGATTCTGGGCCGCGGTTACGTGACTGTGGGCACGAACGAGGAGGACCGGGATCATCCGTTGATTTCGGTTGAGTCTCCGCGTGAGATTGCGGTTGATATTGACCGTCGTCATCGCCGGATCAATGCGGCGGTTCGTTTGTTCGATCATGACCCGGGCGAAGTGAACCCGAGGTTTGCGACGCTGTACCTGCCTGACTCTACGCAGTGGCTTGAGCGGGACGGTAAGGGCGGCTGGAACGTCTTGGATCGGGATGATCACAAGTTGGGCCGTGTGCCTATTGTGATGTTCCTGAACAGGCGTCGGCTGGGTTCCTGGCAGGGCGTGTCTGAGATGAAGGACGTTATCCCGCTGGTTGATGCTGCGGCGCGGTCGCTGACTAACTTGCAGATCGCTGGCGAAACACATTCTGTTCCTCAGAAGTGGGTTGTGTCTGCGTCTAAGGGCGACTTTGTCGACGGCGCTGGGCAGCCTATTCCGGCTTGGGAGTCGTATTACTCGGCTATCTGGGCGACTGGGAATAAGGACGCGAAGATGGGGCAGTTTGCCGCCTCGGATCTGAAGAACTTCCATGACACGGTGAACCATTATGCGTCGCTGGTGGCGTCGGTTACTGGGCTGCCTACCCGCTACTTGGGCCAGAACAGTGTGAATCCGCCCGCTGAGGGTGCGATCCGGGCTGATGAGTCGCGGCTGATCCTGAATACGGAGCGGAAGCAGTCGAGCTTCGGTGATGGCTGGGGCTGGGTTATGGCCTTGTATGAGCGCTTCCGTACGGGCGATTGGCCCGATGGGAACCGGATCACCACCGAATGGTATGACGCTGGGACGCCCACGAAGGCGCAGAACGCTGATGCGCTGTCGAAGCTGTACGCGCAGGGTAACGGCGTGCTGTCCCGTGAGGGTGTTTGGGATGAGCTTGGCTGGTCCGAGGCCCGCAAGGACAAGGAACGCGGTTACTTCGCCAACGAATCAACCGATCCGTACCTTGCCCGACTTGACGCTAAGGAGCCTGTGAATGCAGTCCTTACCGGCGGCGGCGCTTAGCTACTCACGTCAGCAGCGGGTTGAGATTCGGGCGGCGCTTGCTGCGGCCAATAGGTTGTGGCGGCGCGTGGGCCCCGATTTTGATTCGTCGTATGCCCGTATTGAGCCTGCCCTGTTGGCTGTGTTGTTCACGGCTCAGGAGCGGGTTGCTGCGGGGGCGTTGGAGTATGTGCCGAGGTTCTTGGAGGACGCTGGCGAGGACGTGCCTGACGCGGCTTACAAGTCGGCGGGGTCACGTTTTGTTGGTGTCGCTGGGGATGGTTTGCCCGTTGCGTCGATGGCTTATGGCGCTGTGATCCAGGCTAAGCAGGCTGTCGCTGGCGGGCTTGATGTAGCTTCGGCGTTGGCTCAGGGCGGCAGGCATTTGACGCTGTCCTCTGGCACGTTGTTGTCCGATACGGGCAGGTCTGCTGAGAAGGTTTCCGGCGGCGCTCACAAGGTCAAGCTGTGGACGCGGATGTTGAACCCGCCTAGCTGCGGTCGCTGCGTCATCCTAGCCGGCAAGACCACGACGCACAGTGAGCCGTTCTTGCGGCATCCTGGCTGCGATTGCCGGAACGTGCCCTCGACTGAGGACACGGGCGAAGATGCGCGCACGGACCCCAGTGCTTACCTGAATGATTTGTCTGCCGCTGAGCAGGACCGGGTTCTAGGGTCCAAAGCTAATGGGCAGGCGTTCCGTGATGGTGCGGACATGAACCAGCTCATAAACGCTTACCGCAAGGCGGGCGCTGTCCGGTCGGGTCAGATCAACGGGCAGTTGGTGAAGTACACCCGCGAGGGTACGACGCGCCGCGGTCACGCTTACTGGGAAATGTCACAGGCTGGCTACATCAAAGAGCAGGGCGTTTTCCGTAACGGCAGCAAGTACTACCGGCTTAAGTCGCCCCGTCTGATGCCCGAAACGATTTACTCAATTGCCAAAGATCAGGCGGACGCAAAGCGCCTCCTGAAGCTTTACGGCTGGGTCGTCTAAGACCCCCACATTCTCCCCCCATGCGCGATGCTTCGGGGGTTTATCCACCGCGACGGAGGACAAACACATGTCGGAAGACACAACCACTACAGACGCTGACGCTACCGCGGACGCTGATGTGCAGGACACGCCGGATCTTGGCGATGCGGGGCAGAAGGCTATCAAGGCGGAGCGCGAAGCCCGCAAGATCGCTGAACGTACCGCCGCTGATGCGGTCGCGAAACTCAAGTCATTTGAGGACGCGAACCTGTCCGAACTGGAACGCACGAAGAAGGCTGCCGACGAGGCCGCTTCTGAACTTGCTGCGCTCCGCATCGAGAACGTCCGCAACCGGGTTGCCCTAGCTAAAGGCGTCCCTGCGGATCTCATCGAGTTCCTTACGGGATCCACTGAGGACGAAGTCACCGCGAAGGCTGACGTTCTGATGTCCCGGCTGGGTTCTTCCGGCACACCGAAGCCCGACCCTTCCCAGGGCGCGAAGGGCACCACGCAGAAGAAGACCACGGGCGCCATGTTCGAGGACTTCTTCAACGAAAACCTCTCAACCTAAACTTCTGAAAGGATACCTAGCTCATGGCTGGTATTGATCTTAACCGCACAAGCGCGGGCGTCTCCGCCCTGCTCCCCAAGGAAATCTCTTCCGAAATCTGGGCTAACGCCGTCAACGACTCGCTCATCATGCGGGCCGCTCGCCGGATCAACCTGCCGGGCTCCGGCGTGACCATCCCGCTCATCACGGGCGAAGTCACTGCCAGCTGGGTAAACGAGACGGACGAGAAGCCCGTATCTGACGCCACGGTTTCCAGCAAGTCCATCACCCCGTACAAGCTCGCCGTCATCGAGACGTTCTCCAACGAGTTCCGCCGCGACCTCCCGGGCCTGTACGCGGAACTGGCGCGCCGGCTTCCGTACGCGCTTGGCCGCACCTTCGATGCGACGATCCTGAACGGCACCGCGCCGGGCTCGAACTTCGACGTCCTGACGGGCTCCACCGCTGTTGCGCTGGATTCCACCGACACCCTCGGCGACCTCGCCACCGCGCTGACGACCGTTGGCGCTGCCGGCGGCGACATCAGCCACTGGCTCATGGCCCCGCAGGCTGAGGGCACCATCATGACGGCGAAGGACGGCGCGGGCAACTACGCATTCCTGCGTGACGCCCGCACCGACAACGGCGCCATTGGCTCCATCTTTGGCCGCGACGTGCTGAAGTCCTCGGCTGTCTACAGCAACCCGGCTACCGGCCCGGATGTTGTCGGCTTCGCTGGCGACTTCGCTAACTCCGCGATCTGGGGCTCCGTCGAGGGCATCAAGGTCAGCATCAGCGACCAGGCGACTGTGAACAAGGGCGGCACTCAGCTGAACCTGTGGCAGCGCAACATGTTCGCCGTGCTCGCTGAGATCGAGGTTGGTTTCGTTGTCCGCAACGGCGCTCACTTCGTGAAGCTGACCGGCGCCACCACGGCGTAATGCTTCTGGTCAATCCTCACACGGGCAAGCTGGTTGACGTCTCTGCGGAGTTCGTTGACCAGCTTGCTCGGGCTGGTTTCAAGAAGCAGGAACCGGAAGCCGTGGCGCCCAAGAAGGTCGCTGCGCCCGCTGCTCGCCGTTCAGTCAAGTCCAAGTAGTTAGGTGGTGCGGTCATGGCTTACGCGACTGTAAATGATGTCGAGGTGCGTTATGGCCGCACCCTTACTGCGGCTGAGGCGGCGCAGGTTGGAGCCTGGATTGAGGACTTGGAGGCGGAGATTCTTGAACGGATCCCTGACCTTGAGGTTCTGATCCTGGCGGGGCGCCCGACGCTGGCGACGCTCAAGCGTGTTGTGAGTGCGGCGATTGTTCGGAAGTTGCAGAACCCGTCGGGGTTGCGGACGCGGACTGTTGCCATTGACGACTACTCCACTACTGAGACCGTGGATTCGGCGAACTCTGCCGGCTATCTCGGGCTGACTGACGCGGAGTGGTCGCTGCTACTGCCGGGCTCATCTGGTGAGGCGTTCACGATCCGGCCTTATGGTGCACCGGATTACCGGCCTGTCGATGTGTGGTTCCCGCTGTGAGTGCGCCTGATGCCCTGTTGGCGGGTAGGCGTGAGGCCGAGTCCCTAATGGTGGACACGTGCACGATTGCGCGCCCGGGTGAGCCTGTGACGGATCCGGATTCGGGTGCCGTTACGGACAGCGCAACCCCTGTCTATTCCGGCCGGTGCAAGGTGCAGTCGAAGGATTCTTCGGTTGCGACTCCTGATGTTGCGGGTGCGTCGTTTGTTGTGGTGTCGCGGCAGGTGCATATTCCGGCGGGTGTGGCTGATGTTCGGAACGGTGATGTGGTCACGGTTACGGCGTCTTTGCTGAATCCGTTTGGGGTTGGTAAGCGGTACCGGGTTGAGGGGTTCACTCCTGACTCGTACGAGACTGCGGCGCGTATCCCGGTGAAGGAACTCCTGTGAGTGACGGCGCGGCTGAGCTGCGGCAGTTCGCTACGAACCTTGGCAAAGTTGCGGGGTCTGCTGTGAAGGATGTTGATGGTGTCCTGAAGAAGGGTGCGCAGAACATCAAGAACGAGATGCAGGCTGACGCTTCGGCGTCCAAGCACTTCAAGGGCATGGCGGGTTCGATAACTTATGACTCGCATTACTTGCCGGGCCGGGCCAGGTACGTGATCGGCCCGGATAAGTCGCGGCGTGGTGGCGCACTTGGCAATATCTACTATTTCGGGACGTCCCGTGGTGGTGGTTCTGGTGACATTGATAAGCCGTTGCGTTCTGAGGAGCCGCGGACAATGTCGGCGCTTGAGGCGTTGGCTGAGCGATGGGCGGGTCAGTTATGAGCGGCGACGCATTGGCTGCTGGTTTTGAGGCTTTGATCACGGGCGTGACTGTCTATAAGGACAAGGTTCCGTCTACCCCGAGCTTCCCTTACGTGTTTGTGGTGACGAACTTCCCTACTGTTGCTGAGCGGTCTGCGGCTCGGTCCGTTCTGGCTCGTGTGCTCAAGTCGCGGACTATCGTCGTGGGGCTAACGGCTGCGTCTGTACGGATCGTTGCGCAGAAGCTCACGGACGCGTTGGAGGGTAAGCGCCCTGACGTGCCTGGCTGGGTGTTGGGCTCCATTGAGTCTGTCGGGAATGACCAGCCGTTGCAGCCTGACACTGACGTGACTATCAACGGTCAGAACCCGCTCTATCAGCCGTTCGACTGGGTCCTGACAGGTTCCAGAAGCTAATCCTAAGCCCCGCACCCCGGGGCTTTTTTCCTGCCCTAGGAGGCCCCTTGTTCATAAGAGTCAAGGACAAAGATTCCGGTCACGAGTTCGACGTGCCGGCGCAAGACTGGCGGGTTGCTGAGGGCATCTTCACACCCGTCAAGAGTGACCGCTACCCCGCTGTAGACCGGCCTCGACCCCCGAAGCACAACATACAGCCCATTCGGGCATCCAAGAAAG